CGGAGCGACGGCGCTGTGGAACACAACCGGCACCGGGTCGACGCACTCCCACCTCAGGCGCATGCCCTGGTGTGAGCTCCTGCCGGTCGAACGCAGCGTGATGAGCGTGCGATACTCACCCTTGCCGCCGATGTGTCTCTCAACGGGGTTGCTCCAGGTCGCGCCGCCGTCGTGGCTCCACGACAGGAACACCGCCGGCTCGGGCACGCCCGCCACATCGAACCCAACGGTGAAATCGAGGTAGATCGCGGCCATCCTGATGTTCGCCGGCGTCTCCTTTGTCGGCGCGCTTTCGCAGCGCACGACCAGCGGCGCCTGAAGCTGCACCGGCACCATCACCACCGAGCCGTCAGGCTGGGTGCTCGGCCGCAGGCGTGTGATCGCCGGCTCGCTCAGCGCATCGGTTGTCACCTCAATGAGACCGCCGTCCATCCGATCCTGCGCGAGCCAACGATGGTCGAACCGCGTCGCGAATAGGGCTCGCCACGGCACGTTCTCAGGGGTCGGCTCGTCAGGCTGGAACGAGCGCCGGCGGTGCCAGGCGCCTGTCGACAAGTTGTGCTCCCAGGTCCAGGTCGGCGAGCTCAACGACCAGATGGCGTTGTCCCCGTGCGTGTAAACCTGCGCATAAAGTTGCTCGGCCAGGCCCGCCTTGGTCGCTATCTCGATGTCGGCCGAGATGTCTTCATTCGAGATGATGATCGGGTCGTAGCCCTTCAGCTGCCGCACCGTGTGATCGTGGGCGACGAAGCACAGCGGGCGATCCCACTGGCTGGCGCCGCCGGCGATCGCCCAGGTGCCGAGCAAGCCGCAGGGGATCACTGTCACGCGCTGCAGCGGGAACGGCGACGACCCAACGTCCTGATAGAGCTCGATCGTCTCGCTGCCGCAGGCGAGCAAGACCGGCTGCGACGAGAACATGCGCAGGAGCCCATCAGGGTTACCCTCGGCGCGCGCGAACGACAGCTGCTTCCACTGCATCGTCTGCAGATCGGTCGCCCAAAACTCGCCCCGAAACGGTCGGCTGAAAACGAAGTAGCCGCTGAAGTAGTCGACGCTCGTCACGGGATCGATCGTCGCCGGCGGTGGGCCTGGCACCTCCACGGAGCCAGGATAGGCCGTGACGGTGTTGGCTAAAATATCGATCGCATAGGCGGCGTTGTCAGCGACCGCGACGATCTCGGGCGGCGTACGCAGGTTGCGCGCCAGCGTCACAGGCCCAGTGCCGGGCAGCGGCGTGCCGGCCATGATCGTGATGCTGCCATTGGCGAGCGTCTTCGTGACCTTGTCGCCCCAAACACTGATCAGGGTGGTGTCGACGGGAAGCTGGCCGCGCGGGGTGTAGTTTGGGATCGCCACGTTGCCAAACATCGGCGGCGTGAAGCGCGTAGCGCCAGGCACGCGCTGCCACCTTATCAAGCTGCCCGCCTTGCGCGCGAAGGCGTTGATCAGGTCGCCCTGACCCTCACCAGGCCTGCGGCCTGGGAGCGCCGAGACCGGGAATTGGAGTTGAACCGGCGGCATCAGAAATAATCCGCCTGCATGACCTGATAGGTCGGCACCATGACGCGCTGGTAGCGCAGCGCCTGGTCGGCTAGCGCAGCGCGCTGCTTGAGCTCGGCAAGCTCTTCGCCGGCGATTCCGAATACCGACGCGAACTCATTCGCGATGTAAGCGCCGAGCTCAGTGAACGCTTCGTCTGGAATCTGCTCGGGGTCGTCGACGATGTAGATGTCAGCCTTGCCCATCGCGGCAAGGACGCGATCGAGATCCTCGTCAACGGCGCGATAGTCCTCGGGCGGCAGGTCCTGTCCTGCCTGCCAGACACCGAGGACTTTGAGCACCCTCGCGATGAGCTCGGCGCGGTTTGCCATCAGACATCATCGCCGCTTCGCGCCCGCGCGATCGTCGTGCTCGAGGTGGGCCTGGTCGGGGCCCTTGAAGCCGGGAGGAGGCTGCGGTTCACCACCACGCTGCGCGTGCCGCTGTGCTTTCTCGGCAAGCTCAGCCCGCTTCTTCATGGCCTCCTCCTCGTGCTTCTGGCGGGCCTCGAGAACCTTGCGGTGATCGGGGCCACCTTCGACCTTGAAGTGCGAGTTCTTGGAGAGGTCCTGCTTGAGCGCCTCGGCCTCATCCTCGCTGAAGAGCTCGTCGACATTGACCGCCTCGCCAGGGATGAACGTCACGCCCTTGACGCTGACGGGCTGGCCGGTCTTGTCGGGATCCTGGAAGGTGACCGCACCAAGTTTCTTCTGCTGTTCCGCCTTCTGTGCTTCAGCCATTGCGACCTCCTCAGGTCTTGTTGACGTAGAATTGCAGGACGTAATCGAGGGCGCCGGTCGCATAGGCACCGGCGCCATTGAGGCGGGCGTAGATGTCCATGTCGTCCTGGACGTAGCCGAAGGTGAGCGTCTGCGGCAGCACTGCGACCGCCGTTGTCACCGCCGCAGTCGTGATCGGGAAAGGGAACGCGCCAGAGGCTGGCGGCGCGTTGCCGGTCGTGACGCCGCCGATGTCGATGGTGGAGCCGGCGACGTTGTAGAGTTGCGACACAAAGAGGATGGCGCCGCGGATGAACGCGCCGGCCGGGACCGCGCCAATCGGCACCGCCTTAGAGATCGGCAGCGCGACACCGGTCCCGCCGACGCGGTGCATCACACGAATGCAATGCAGCAGGTTGGCATTGGGATACATACGCGCCGGCTTGGGCGCGTTGGCGAGTGTCGTACCCATTGGCGTCAGTCCTTCTGGATGTAGAACGGCACCAACAGATCGACCTCGCCCACCGTGGGCGTGGCGCCCGTGATGGTCAGGGTGATGTAGAGCTCAAGCTGCACGGCCGTGTAGCCGAGCAGCGTGCCGGTCACGACGGCGCCGTTGAAGCCGGTCGCCGCGACGTTGGCGTTCAGCACGATCCCGCCCGGCGTGCCGATGGGCCCGACGTTAATGACCGCGGTCGTCATCGGCAGGAATCCGACGATCACATGCGTCGCTACCGGCAGGATGATCGCGCCTGCCGGGATCGTGCCGATGTGAACGGCCGCGCCGCCGGCAATCAGCGGGAACGCTCCGACGCCCTGTGCGGCGCCGGGCGTCATTCCCGCTGACGTGTACTTGGTAACGTCCTGATTGACGTGCGCCCGTATGCCATGGATGGCATTTACGGACGGGAAACCGCGCCAAGGCTTCGTGCGAAGGGCGGTGACAGTTCCAGTAGGAGCACCCATCTCGCCCTCCCCTTATGCGTCGTTGATGGAGGCGACGAAACCTTGGGCGATTCCCCACTGTTTCAATCCGCCAGGCGAGGCTGGAGTCAAGCTTAGACCAGGTTGTCTTTTGAATACTTTCCCAACTCCATAGACTGCCTCCACGCCTCGTCCGATTAAAAACCCATAGTCGTCCTCTTTACGCTCAGTAGGTCTTGGCATTTGCCCCCAAGCTAGTGCGACTGCATTGCGTCCGCACATAAACACTGGGGCGACATCTACCGTTCCACCAAAGCTCGCGGCTGGAATAGTTAGAAGGTCGTCCATCTCTGGGATCTCGCGAATAATCACCCCGCGATAGAGCAAATCACCGTCCTGAAAGAGGGGGTTCTTCTCGATGCCACCATTCTCCCGCGGACGCGCATACAGGTTCGCGTTCATAATGGTCGCATCGTTAGCGTAATCGCGGAAGGCGTTACTTCCGCAGAACAGCACGAACCACTCTCTGCCGGCCTCCTCGTTGTCTTTGTATGGAGTGATGCCGGGTGACGCGCGACGAGCGCGGCGCTTGAGCAGCATCAGCTGCGCGGCCGAGGCCTTCTCGGTGTTGTCGATGCCGGCGAGGCTGGCGGTGTGGTTGTTGGTGATGTAGCCGGCGACGGTGTTGCCATAGAGCAAACGGTCGATGTTCGCCGTGTGCCAGTCGTTCTTCTGCTGCGTCGTCGCCAGGTCGTAGATGATGCCATTGACCCGCTGGCCGGCAGTGCTCTCGTTGCCCCAGTTGGCTGGAGGGCTCTCGTGCGGAATCGCGCCGAGCGCGAGGATGATCTCGTCTCGCGTCAGGCCCTGCATCCACTCCGACAGGAGCGGCCGCACCTCGTCCAGCTGCTCGTATGCGGACTTGCGCATCTGAGCTCGCGTGAGGAGCACTGCGTTGCGGATCCAATCGACCCACAGGCGCATGCCATATTCGTCGAGAGGCTCCTCGTTGCCCGTCAGCGGGCCGGTCGAGACGCCAGGTCCGCGCAGCGCGCCGACGAGCGGCACGTTGAGGATGTCGCCGCCATCAGCAAGATCACGATAGATCTGGATGATGTTGCTTGGACCTTCTCCCATGTAAGGGGAGAAGTAGTTCGCGCGGCGCCACTCGCGATATATTTTCTTGCGCCACGTAATTACTACATTGTTCGCCTGAATAGTTGATACGGCCACGGAACCCTCCCGATGGGGAGGGGCGCCACTCGCTAGTGTTTAGCTTGCGGTCGCCCGGCGTCGAATATCGCCTCTTCCGATCCGTCCTCTGGCTCGGTGAAAGCAGCGCCCCGCGAGGCGCCGTTCATGCGGCTGAGGCTGGTCGGCAGGCGTACCTCTTGCCGGGGCTGTGGCTGTTGTGGTCGGAACCGTCCGTCCTCACCGCGTGGCTGCGTCTGGCCGGGCTGCGGCTGCTGCGGCGGCATAGGACCGCCGTTCGCCTGCTGCTGCTGCATGTAGGCCAAAAAGTTCGGATCCTGGAGCAGCTGTTGAGCGACGCGGTTGCGGTAGGCGTTAATGTCGCCTCCCGTCTCATGCATGATGCGGCGCTCGTTGAACCACCGAACGACCTCTTCACCCGGCGATCGCGCGTTGATGACGCGAAAATATGACACCGGGTCGGCACCGTTCTGGCAGCTTGCCAGAAAGTGATTCCACGCCGCTTGGAACAGCGGACCATGCCGCATCGAGGCCATTTCCATATCGGTCTCGACGCGAAGGTTCGCGAGCTCCTTGCGGTACTCGTCCTGCATCTGGCGCTTGAAAGCCTCAGGATCATTAAAGAGAAGATCCTCGGTTTTCGGCGCAGTCTGCTGACGAGCTCGCTCTTGCTCCCGTGCCTGGTGATCGCGCAGTTGCGCTTCTAGGCGCTGCCGTGTCTGCCGCTCTTCGAGAAGCTGGCGCAGGACGCCGCCGGTGACCGGCTGGTCGTCAGGGTTCGGCGGGGAAGCAGGACGCGGTGTGGCTGGTGCTTGAGGTTGGGTTCCGTAGTTCGGAACAGGTCCACGAACGGCGCTGATCGCGTCGCTGATGGCCTGGCTGTCCTGGGGGGTTTGCGGGAAGACGGACGGTTGCGGTGGCGCTGATGGAGGGGGGCTAGAATCTGGCGCCGGCGCGGCTCCTGGGCCTGCTCCGTCGTCGAAAATCTGCTGCTCCATGTCGGCCATTCAACCAAGCCCCTGTGCCAGTCTCGTCGGCACGGCACGATGGAGAGCGAACGCCCCTCCCGCCCTGTCACGTCGGACGCTACGCGGAGCGACTGGCTCCTCACGCCTGGTTAAGGCCTGTGCGTGGGCCGCACCCTGCACACCGGGTGCCCGCGATGGGAGTGCCCTCCCCGCCTATTTTACGCCTGCGCGTGGGCGGCGTGACTGGTAATCAATCATTACCCTACTGCTATTTCACGCGCGAATGTTGTAAGCCTATTTGCCTCATCCAGTCAAAACCCGGCCATGGCTGCTAAAAAAAAGACTACCCCCCGAAAGTATACAAACGCTACCAAGGGCAAGCCGCCGGCGGTGCGCAAAAAGCGCATCCCATACGGCGCCCCCGGCGGCCTGGCGCTCATCCCCGGCTGGGAACCGAAACGCACGAACCCCAAGCCCGAGCATGTCCCGACCGAGC